ATGACTATGCCCTCGACTTCGCCAGCGCGCGAGATGAGATCGGGCGCAGACTGGCTTGCCTGCGCGACGCCGCAGGAACAGGATGCTTTCCTGAACGGGCTGAGTGAGGGGGCGCTGCTGGCGCTGCCCTATCTGTTCGAGTTCTGGGCGCTGCCGCATCAGTTGCCACCCGAAGGGGAATGGCGGACCTGGGTGATCCTGGGCGGGCGCGGCGCGGGCAAGACCCGCGCCGGGGCCGAATGGGTGCGCGCCGAGGTGGAGGGCTCGCGGCCGCTGGATATCGGCCGGTCGCGGCGCGTGGCGCTGGTGGGCGAAACCATCGAGCAGGTGCGCGAGGTGATGGTGTTCGGCGAGAGCGGCATCCTGGCCTGTTCGCCCCCCGACAGGCGACCCAAATGGGAGGCCACGCGCAAGCGGCTGGTCTGGCCCAACGGTGCCGTCGCGCAGGTGTTTTCGGCGCATGAGCCCGAAAGCCTGCGCGGCCCGCAATTCGACGCGGCCTGGGTGGACGAGCTTGCCAAGTGGAAGAGGGCCGAAGAGGCCTGGGACATGTTGCAGTTCGGATTGCGGCTCGGCCCCGCGCCGCGTCAATGCGTGACGACGACGCCGAGGAACGTGCCGGTGCTGAAGACCATACTGGCCAACCCGTCGACAGTGCGGACCCATGCGCCGACCGAGGCGAACCGCGCCTACCTGGCGGCGTCTTTCCTGGATGAGGTGCGCAGCCGCTATGCCGGGTCGCGGCTGGGCCGGCAGGAACTGGACGGGGTGTTGCTGGAGGATGCGGAGGGCGCACTCTGGACCTCGGCCGGGCTGGAGGCGATGCGGCTGGACAAGGCGCCGCCGCTGGACCGGATCGTGGTGGCGATCGATCCGCCGGTGACGGGCACGAACGCCTCCGACGAATGCGGCATTGTGGTGGTGGGCGCGCGGCTGCAGGGCACCCCGCAGGACTGGCGCGCGGTGGTTCTGGAGGATGCCAGCGTTGTCGCCGCATCGCCCACCACCTGGGCCGAGGCGGCGATTGCCGCGATGGAGCGTCACGGCGCGGAGCGGCTGGTGGCAGAGGTCAATCAGGGGGGCGATATGGTCGAAAGCGTGATCCGCCAGATCGACCCGCTGGTGCCGTTTCGGGCGGTCCGGGCCGCGAAGGGGAAGGTCGCGCGGGCGGAACCCGTCGCCGCGCTTTACGAGCAGGGACGGGTGGCGCATCTGCGGGGGCTTGGCGCGCTCGAGGATCAGATGTGCCGGATGACCGCCCAGGGCTATCAGGGCAAGGGCAGCCCGGACCGGGTGGATGCCCTTGTCTGGGCGCTGCATGAGCTGATGATCGAACCGGCGGCACGCTGGCGCAGACCACGGGTGCGCGGGCTTTAGCCTGCCGCTTCATCTTTCCCCAAATATCCCCGCCGGAGGCAAGAAAGTTTTCTGCCGAACCGCCCGGGGCGCAGCGCGCCCCGATGAGTGGCGGGTGTTTCGTGCTGCCTGATGGCGGCGAACCGGACGACTGAGGAGCTTCACATGGTATTCAATATGTTTCGGCGCGCAGAACCTGCGGCGCCTGAGAAAAAGGCGAGCGCCAGCGGCAAGGTGGTGGCCTGGCACGGGGCGGGCCGGGTGGCGTGGAGCCCGCGCGATACGGTGTCGCTGACCAAGGCGGGGTTTGCGGGCAATCCGGTGGGGTTCCGCTCGGTCAAGCTGATCGCCGAGGCGGCGGCGGCGCTGCCGCTGGTGCTGCAGGACCGCGAGCGGCGCTATGACGTGCATCCGGTGCTCGATCTGGTGCGGCGCCCGAACGCGGCGCAGGGCCGGGCGGAGCTGTTCGAGGCGCTGTTCGGGCAGTTGCTGCTGTCGGGTAACGGCTATCTGGAGGCGGTGGGCGGCGACAGCGGAGTACCGCTGGAGCTGCATGTGCTGCGTTCGGACCGGATGAGCCTGATCCCCGGCGCGGATGGCTGGCCCGTCGCCTATGACTATGCGGTGGGCGGGCGCAAGCATCGGTTCGACATGACGGGCGCGCTTCCGCCGCTGTGCCACATCAAGAGCTTCCATCCGCAGGATGATCATTACGGCCTGTCGCCGATGCAGGCGGCGGCGACGGCGCTCGATGTGCATAATGCGGCCAGCCGCTGGTCCAAGGCACTGCTGGACAATGCGGCGCGGCCCTCCGGCGCGATCATCTATCGCGGGGCGGACGGGCAGGCGAGCCTGACCGAGGAGCAATATGCGCGGCTTCAGGATGAAATGCTTTCCTATCATCAGGGCGCGGCGAATGCCGGGCGCCCGATGCTGCTGGAGGGCGGGCTGGACTGGAAGCCCATGGGATTCAGCCCTTCGGACATGGAGTTCCAGAAAACCAAGGAAGCCGCGGCGCGCGAGATCGCGGTGGCCTTCGGGGTGCCGCCGATGCTGCTGGGGATACCGGGCGACGCGACCTACGCGAATTATCAGGAGGCCAACCGCGCTTTTTACCGGCTGACGGTGGTGCCGCTGGCCACGCGGGTGGCGGCGGCGGTTTCGGATTTCCTGGCGCGGTTCGCCGGCGAGGCGGTGGAGCTGCGGCCCGATCTGGATCAGGTGCCGGCGCTGGCCGCCGAGCGCGACGGGCAGTGGCGCCGGGTCAGCGAGGCGACGTTCCTGACCGATGCGGAAAAGCGCGCGCTGCTCGGGTTGCCGAAGCTGGCGGAGGAGGAATGAGCGCGGCGGCGGAGCGGAGCGGCTCGAAGGTTCTTTACGCTCCGTTCGAGGTCGCCAATGCCCGGATCGATGCGAACGAGCGCGTGGCCGAGGAACGCTGGGCGGCGCTGGAATACCGGCTGGGCCGTATCGAGGCCAGCCAGGAGCGGGTCGAGAAGCGGCTGTGGCTGGCGGTATACGGCGTGGTCGCCGTGATTTTGGCGCAGGGCGTGACATCGCTTTTGACGGTGGCGCCGTGAAAGGGGAATTGCCGATGACGGAAAACGGGATGGGCCTGGAACACAAGTTCTACCGGGCGGACAGCGTGCTGACGGTAACGGACGGCACGCGGATCGAGGGCTATGCCAGCCTGTTCGGGAAGGTCGATCAGGGCGGCGACGTGGTGCAGGCCGGGGCCTATGCCCGCTCGCTCAAGGCGCTGGAGGCGGCGGGGCGGCGGGTGAAGATGCTGTGGCAGCACGACCCGGCGCAGCCGATCGGCATCTGGGACGAGCTGCGCGAGGATGCGCAGGGTCTCTATGTCAGGGGTCGTTTGCTGAGCGATGTGGCCAAGGGCCGCGAGGCGGCGGCGCTGATCGAGGCGGGGGCGATTGACGGGTTGTCGATCGGATACCGCACCAAGCGGGCCGAAAAGGATGCGGGCGGGCGGCGCCTGCTGTCGGAGGTGGAGCTTTGGGAAGTGTCGCTTGTGACTTTTCCGATGCTTCCCGATGCGCGGGTGGGCGCCAAGGCGGATGATCCCGCCGAGACGCTGCTGCGCGAAATGGCGGAGGCCTTCAACGGCGCCCGCCATGTGCTGACCGGCGATTGAGCCCGGTCCGAGACCAATCTCAGACAGGATTGAGACATGACCAAGACCGAGACCAAGTCGGGGGGGGCTGCGGCGCCCGTGGCCGAGGTGAAATCTGCACTGACCGGCTTCCTGAGTGATTTCAGGGACTTTCAGGCCGATGTGAAATTCAAGCTTCAACAACAGGAAGAGCGACTGACCATGCTGGATCGGAAATCCCTTATCACCGGGCGCCCCGCCCTTGCCACCAGCGCCGAGACCGGCGCGCCGCACAAGAAGGCCTTTGCCGCCTATCTGCGGTCGGGCGATGATGACGCGCTGCGCGGGCTGGAGATGGAGGGCAAGGCGATGTCCACCGCCGTTGCCGGCGACGGCGGCTTTCTGGTGGACCCCGAGACCGCTGCGGCGATCAAGGGCGTGCTGAATTCCACGGCCTCGATCCGCTCCATCGCGCAGGTGGTGCAGGTGGAGGCCACGTCGTTCGACGTGCTGGTGGACCACACCGATATCGGTTCGGGCTGGGCCACGGAGACCGCCACCCAGACCGAGACGAGCACGCCGCAGATCGACCGTGTGTCGATCCCGCTGCACGAGCTTTCGGCCATGCCCAAGGTCAGCCAGCGCCTGCTGGACGACAGCGCCTTCGACATCGAGGCCTGGCTGGCCGGGCGCATCGCCGACAAGTTCGCCCGCGCCGAGGCGGCGGCCTTTGTCAGCGGCGACGGCGTGGACAAGCCGAAGGGCATCCTGACCCATGCGACCGTGGATGACACGCTGTGGAGCTGGGGCAACCTTGGTTACATTCCCACCGGCACGGATGGCGATTTCGATGCGGTTTCGCCGTCGGATGCGATTCTCGATCTGGTCTATGCGCTGGGGGCGGAATACCGCGCCGGTGCGAGCTTTGTCATGAATTCCAAGACCACGGGCGTGGTGCGCAAGATGAAGGACGCCGATGGCCGCTTCCTGTGGTCGGATGGTCTGGCCGCCGGGGAACCGGCGCGTCTGCTGGGCTATCCGGTGCTGGTGGCCGAGGATATGCCGGACATCGCGCCGGGCGCCTTTGCCATCGCCTTCGGCAATTTCCAGGCGGGCTACACCATTCCCGAACGCAACGACCTGCGCGTGCTGCGCGATCCGTTCTCGGCCAAGCCGCATGTGCTGTTCTATGCCACCAAGCGGGTGGGTGGTGATGTCAGCGACTTTGCGGCGATCAAACTTCTGAAATTCGCGGTGTCGTAAGGCGCCGCGAACGGGCCACCCCTGCGGTTGCGGGGGTGGTTCAGGCGCGCGCCGGGGTTTCTTCGCGTTGTCCAGCTGCTCCCTCCGTCCGAGCAATGCGGGCGGCGCGCGCCATTTTCCTGATGTCCGGGGGACGATTTGGAGGTTTCCACATGATGTTGATCGAGCAGACCACAGTGCCCGCCGCGGCGCTGCCGGTGAGCCAGTTCAGGGACCATTTGCGGCTGGGCACCGGGTTTGCCGACGACGGGTCGGCCGATGTGTTGCTGGAGGCCTTGCTGCGGGCCGCGATGGCGGCGGTGGAGGGGCGCACCGGAAAGGTGCTGTTGTCACGGGCCTTTACCTGGACGCTGACCGCATGGCGCGATGCCGGCCGGCAGGCGCTGCCGGTGGCGCCGGTGGCGGCGATTTCACAGGTCGGCATTTTCGACCGGCAGGATGCGATGAGCGTTGCGGACCCGGCGAGCTATCGGCTGGAGAAGGACACGCACCGGCCGCGTATCGCCGCCGATGGTGCGTGCCTGCCGGGGATCCCGCTGGGCGGGCGCGTCGAGGTGCTGTTCGACGCCGGGTTCGGCGCGACATGGGATCTGGTGCCCGAGGACCTGGCGCAGGCGGTGATGCTGCTGGCCGCGCATTACTACGAGCATCGCTCGGAGGCGGCGTTTGGCGAGGGCGGGATGCCGTTCGGCGTTCTGGCCCTGCTGGAGCGCTGGCGCACGGTGCGGATGCTGGGCGGGGGCGCCGCATGAAGGGGCTGCCGCAACTGAACCGGCGGCTGGTTCTGGAAGAGCCGCAGCGCGCGGGCGACGGCTCGGGGGGCTTTGCCGAAAGCTGGGTGGCGCTTGGTACGCTCTGGGCCGAGGTCCGGCCCGGAGCGGGGCGCGAGCGGGCGGGAGAGTTCGCCACGCTGTCGCGCGTGCCGTATCGCATCACCGTGCGGGGCGCGCCCGAGGGGGCCGCGTCGCGCCCGAGGCCGGAGCAGCGGTTTCGCGAAGGCGCACGGCTGTTTCGCATTCTCGCGGTGGCCGAGCGGGACGCCGCCGCGCAGTACCTGATCTGTTTCGCCGAAGAGGAGGTGGGCGCGTGAGCTATGGCGTTTCGGCCGCTTTGCAGGCGGCGGTGTATCAGCATCTACTGGCCGACGCGGCCCTTGGCGCGCTGGTGGGCGGGGCGATCTATGACGCGGTGCGGCCGGGTGTGCTGCCCGTGACCTATGTCAGCCTCGGCCAGGAGGATGTGCGCGACCGGTCGGACAAGACCGGCAAGGGGGCGCTTCATATTTTCACTGTCAGCGTGGTGAGCAGCACCGCCGGGTTCGCCGGCGCCAAGGCGGTGGCCGCGGCGCTGTCGGATGCGCTGATCGACGCGCCGCTGACGCTGGCGCGCGGCGTGCTGGTGAGCCTGACGTTCGATCGGGCGCGGGCCCGGCGGGCCGGAGATGGCGACATGCGCCGCATCGACCTGACCTTCCGCGCCCGCGTGGATGACCAATAACCTTTTTTCGGAGTGACCATGATGACGGCCCAAAATGGCAAGGATCTTCTGATCAAGCTCGATCTGACCGGCGGCGGCAGTTTCACAACCATCGCGGGGCTGCGCGCCACGCGGATCAGTTTCAACGCCGAGCAGGTGGATGTGACCAGCCTCGAAAGCCAGGGCGGCTGGCGCGAGTTGCTGGGCGGCGCGGGGGTGAAATCGGCGGCGATTTCGGGGTCCGGCGTGTTCCGGGACGATGCGACGGACGAACGTGCGCGGCAGATTTTCTTTGACGGCACGACCCCGGATTTTCAGGTGGTGATCCCGGATTTCGGGATTGTCGAAGGGGCGTTCCAGATCACCGCGATCGAATATGCCGGCAGCCACAACGGCGAGGCGACGTTCGAGCTTTCGCTGGCCTCGGCCGGCGCGCTGAGCTTCACGGCGATCTGATGGCGAACCCTTATGCGGGCGAGGTGGCGCTGGTGCTGGGTGGCCGCCGCCATGTGCTGAAGCTGACGCTGGGGGCCCTGGCCGAACTGGAGGCGGCGCTGGAGGCCGAGACGCTGGTGGCGCTGATCGAGCGGTTCGAGGGCGGGCGGTTCGCCACGCGCGATGTGCTGGCGCTGTTGCTGGCGGGGCTGCGTGGCGGCGGCTGGTCCGGAACGGCGGAAGATCTGGCGGGGGCGGAGGTCGGTGGCGGCCCTGTCGAGGCGGCGCGGGTGGCGGCGCTGCTGCTGGCGCGCGCCTTTACCGTGCCGGGGGCCGGCGATGGCCCGGTTTGACTGGCCGGGGCTGATGCGCGCGGGGCTGACGGGGCTGCGGTTGCGGCCTTCGGAGTTCTGGGCGCTGACGCCTGCCGAGCTGTTGCTGATGCTGGGGCATGGCAGCGGCACCGCCCCGATGGGGCGCGCGCGGCTGGACGAGCTGGCGCGCGCCTTTCCCGATAGTGAAAGAGAGGTCTGAGCGATGGCGGAACTGGATGGGCTGGAGGGGTTCGACGATCAGGTGTCGGGGCTTGGCGAAAGCCTGGGCAATGCCCGGGAGGTCGCGGCGGCCTTTGATGCGGAGCTGGTGCGGATGCGCGAAAGCGTGACGCTGACCAACCGCGAGGTGGGCTCGCTCTCGCGGTCGATCGGGCGGGGGCTGCGCTCGGCCTTCGACGGGCTGGTGTTTGACGGGGTCAAGCTGTCGGACGCGCTGAACCAGGTCAGCCGGTCGATCCTGAACACAGCCTATTCGGCGGCGGTGACCCCGGTGCAGAACCATGTGGGCGGGCTGATCGCGGGCGGGATCGAGGGGCTGGTGGCCGCTGCGGTGCCGTTTGCCAGGGGCGCGGGATTCACCCAGGGCCGGGTGATGCCCTTTGCGAATGGCGGCGTGGTATCGGGGCCCACGACCTTTCCGATGCGCGGTGGCACCGGCCTGATGGGCGAGGCGGGGCCGGAGGCGATCATGCCGCTGACGCGCGGCGCCGACGGCCGGCTGGGCGTGCGTGCCGATGGCGGCGGGCGGGCGGTGAACATCACGATGAATATCAGCACGCCGGATGTGCAGGGCTTTCAGCGCAGCCAGAGCCAGATCGCGGCCGAGTTGAGCCGCGCGCTGAGCCGCGGCCAGCGCAACAGCTGAGGAGGGGACATGAATTTCCACGAGGTAAGGTTTCCCGCCAATCTGAGCTTCGGCTCGGTCGGCGGACCCGAGCGGCGCACCGAAATCGTGACGCTGGCCAACGGGTTCGAAGAGCGCAACACACCATGGGAGCATGCGCGCCGGCGCTATGACGCGGGGGTGGGCATGCGCTCTCTGGATGATGTCGAGGTGTTGATCGCGTTTTTCGAGGCACGGCGGGGGCAGCTTTTCGGCTTTCGCTGGAAGGACTGGTCGGATTTCAAATCCTGCTTGCCCCTGTCGGAGGCCGCGTTTGACGATCAGCTGATTGCCCATGGTGACGGTGCCACCAGGGTGTTTCAGCTGACCAAGACCTATGCCTCGGGGCAGGCGGCCTATACGCGCCCGATCACCAAGCCGGTGCGGGGTACGGTGCGCGTGGGCGTCGATGGCGACCCGCTGGTGGAAAGCGTGCATTTCGAGGTGGATACGGCGACGGGCCTTGTGACCCTGAGCGATGCGCCGGATATCGGGGCGGGGGTCACGGCGGGGTTCGAATTCGATGTGCCTGTGCGGTTTGACACCGATATCATCCAGACTTCGGTGGCCAGTTTCCGCGCGGGCGATGTGCCCCGCGTGCCGATTGTCGAGGTGCGGGTCTGATGCCGGTGTCGGACGCCATGCAGGCGCATCTGGACAGTGGCGCCACCACCCTGTGCCGCTGTTGGGCGATCACGCGGGCCGACGGGGTGGTGATGGGGTTTACCGATCATGACGCCGGGCTGAGTTTCGACGGGGTCAATTTTCGCGCCCAGACCGGCATGACCGCGCGGGCGCTGAGCCAGACCACGGGCCTGTCGGTCGACAATTCCGAGGCGGTGGGCGCGCTGAGCGACGCCGCCGTGACCGAGGCCGATATTCTGTCCGGGCGGTTTGATGGCGCGTCGATCCGCGCGTGGCTGGTGAATTGGGCCGCGCCGGCCGACCGCGTGATGCTGTTTTCCGGCGCGCTGGGAGAGATCACCCGCAAGGGCGGTGCGTTTCAGGCCGAGCTGCGCGGGTTGACCGAGCTTTTGAACCAGCCGCAGGGGCAGATGTATCAAAGGCCCTGTTCCGCCGTTCTGGGCGATGCGCGGTGCCGCTTCGATCTGGGCCAGCCGGGCTATTCGGTTGAGCTGCCGGTGGAGGAGGTTGCCGAGGCGCGGGTGTTCCGGTTCGCGGCGGTCAACGGATTCGAGCCGCGCTGGTTCGAGGCCGGGCGGTTGAAGGTACTGGATGGCGCGGGGGCGGGGCTGATCGGCGTGATCAAGAACGACCGGTATGACAATGGCACCCGTACCGTCGAGCTGTGGGAGGGTCTGCGCGCCGCCGTGGCGCCGGGTGACATGTTGCGGCTGGAGGCGGGGTGCGATCGGCGGGCGGAGACCTGCAAGGTGAAATTCAGCAATTTCATCAACTTCCGCGGCTTTCCGCATATTCCGGGAGAGGACTGGGTACTGAGCTATCCGGTGCGCGGGCGGCTGAACGATGGCGGGAGCCTGTCGGGATGAGCGGGACCGGGGAAGAGGCCGCCGCCGAGGCGCGGCGCTGGATCGGCACGCCGTATCGGCATCAGGCATCGGTGCGCGGGGCCGGGGCGGATTGCCTGGGCCTGCTGCGCGGTGTCTGGCGGGCGCTGCACGGGCACGAACCCGAGCTGATACCCGCCTATACGCCCGACTGGGGCGAGGCCGGGGCCGACGAGCGGCTGTGGCGGGCGTTGGCGCGGCACATGCCGGGCAAGCCGCTTGAACAGGCGGCGCCGGGTGATGTGATCTTGTTTCGAATGCGCGCGCGTGCGGTGGCCAAACATGTGGGGCTGCAGGCGGGCGTCGGCGCGAATGCGAGCTTTGTTCATGCATACAGCGGGCACGGGGTTGTCGAAAGCCCGCAGTCGGGCCCCTGGACCCGCCGTATCGTGGCGCGTTTTGAATTTCCAGGCAGGAGAACCTGATGGCGACGATCATTCTGTCGGCGGCCGGTGCGGCGGTCGGATCTGCAATCGGTGGCTCGGTCCTTGGCCTGTCGGGGGTCGTGATCGGGCGGGCCGTCGGCGCGACGCTGGGCAATGTCATCGACCAGAAGCTTCTGGGCAGCGGCTCGGCGGTGGTGGAGGCCGGCAAGGTTGACCGGTTTCGCATCACCGGCGCCAGCGAGGGCGCGCCCGTCAAGCGCAGCTTCGGGCGCAACCGGCTGTCGGGGCAGGTGATCTGGTCGTCGCGGTTCCGCGAGCGCACGGCGACGTCCGGCGGTAGCAAGGGCGCGCCTGAGGTGACCGAGTTTTCCTATTCGGTCAGCCTGGCTATCGCGATCTGCGAGGGCGAGATCTCGCGCCTGGGTCGGATCTGGGCGGATGGGGTGGAGATTGCCCGCGACGACGTGAACATGCGTGTTTACACCGGCAGCGAGAGCCAGCTTGCCGATCCGAAGATGGAAGCGGTGGAGGGGGCCGGCGCGGTGCCGGCCTATCGCGGGCTGGCCTATGTGGTGTTCGAGGATCTCGCGCTGCAGCCCTATGGCAACCGGGTGCCACAGTTTTCGTTCGAAGTGGTGCGCCCGGTCGACAGTGACGATCCGGCCGCGAAGAATCTGGCACAGCTGGTTTCCGGCGTCGCGCTGATCCCCGGTACGGGCGAATATGCGCTGGCGACCACACCGGTGCATTACGGCGGCGGGCTTGGGGCCGGCGGTTCGGCCAATGTGAACAGCCCGTCGGGCAAGGCCGATTTTTCCACCTCGCTGGAGATGTTGACCGAAGAACTGCCCGGCTGCGGCTCCACGATGCTGGTGGTGAGCTGGTTCGGCGACGATCTGCGCTGCGGTGCGTGCACTCTGCGCCCGAAGGTGGAGCAGACCCAGACGGAGGGCGCGAATATGCCGTGGCAGGTGTCTTCGACCCTGCGGGCACAGGCGCAGGCGGTGCCGCAACAGGACGGGCGCGCGGTTTACGGCGGCACGCCGACGGACCAATCGGTATACGAGGCAATCGCCGCGCTGAAGGCAGCGGGCAAGGATGTGGTGTTTTACCCCTTCATCCTGATGGATCAGCTGGCCGGGAACAGCCTGACCGACCCCTGGACCGGAGCGCAGGGCCAGCCGGTACTGCCCTGGCGCGGGCGGATCACCACATCGCTTGCGCCCGGCGTGGCGGGAACGCCCGATCAAAGCGCGGCGGCCGAAGCGGAGGTCGCGGCGTTTTTCGGAACGGCGGTACCAGGCGATTTCACGGCGCTGCCCGGCGCCACCGTGGCCTATGGCGGGCCGGCCGAATGGTCTTATCGCAGGTTCATTTTGCACTATGCGCATCTTTGCGCGGCGGCCGGGGGTGTTTCGGCCTTTTGCATCGGCTCCGAGATGCGCGGGCTGACCCAGATCCGTGGTACGAACGGCTCGTTTCCCGCCGTGGAGGCGCTTGTGGCGCTGGCCACCGATGTGCGCGCGATCCTCGGGCCGAATGTGAAGATCACCTATGCCGCCGACTGGTCGGAATATTTCGGTTATCATCCGCAGGACGGATCGGGCGATGTGTATTTCCACCTCGATCCGCTTTGGGCCGCGCCGGAGATCGATGTCATTGGCATCGACAATTACATGCCGCTTTCCGACTGGCGTGACGGCGTGGACCATGCCGATGCGCATTGGGGCTCGATCTACGCGCTGGAGTATCTTCAGTCGAATATCGAGGGGGGCGAGGGGTATAGTTGGCACTATGCCTCGGATCAGGCGGCGGCGGTGCAGAACCGCAGCCCGATCACCGACGGGGCGCATGGCGAAGACTGGGTGTTCCGGTACAAGGACATCCGCAACTGGTGGCTGAACCCGCATCACGACAGGATCGGCGGGGTGCGGCAGGCCACGCCGACGGACTGGGTGCCGCAATCCAAGCCGGTGTGGTTCACCGAATATGGCTGTGCGGCGGTCGACAAGGGCACCAATCAGCCGAACCGGTTCGTCGATCCGAAATCCTCGGAATCGGGCTTGCCGAACTATTCCACCGGGGTTCGGGACGAGGTGATCCAGCAGCAGTATCTGCGGGCGGTCGGCGATTATTGGGGCGATGCCGGGCGCAACCCGGTTTCGGAGATCTACGGCGGGCCGATGATCGACATGTCGTATGCCCATGTCTGGGCCTGGGATGCGCGGCCGTTTCCGCAGTTTCCAGGCAACAGAGCCCTTTGGAGTGATGGCGGGAATTATGCGCGGGGGCATTGGCTGAACGGGCGGGCGTCGTCTCAGGCGCTGGCGGCGGTGGTGCGCGAGATTTGTGGGCGCTCGGGCGTGGGGGCGGTGGATACCTCCGCGCTTTATGGCGTGGTGCGCGGGTATTCGCTGGACGAGATCAACGGGGCGCGGGCGGAGTTGCAGCCGCTGATGCTGGCCTATGGCTTTGACGCGGTGGAGCGCGAGGGCACCCTGACCTTCCGCAATCGGACCGGGCGTGTTCAGGCCGGCGTCGCGCGGGAAACGCTGGCCGTGACCGACGGGCGCGGCGGTGATTTCGAGACCATCCGCGCGCCCGAGGCCGAGACCGCCGGGCGTGTGCGGCTGACCTTCGTGGAGGCGGATGCGGACTATGAGACCCGCTCGGCCGAGGCGATTTTCCCCGATGATGCCAGCATGGGCGTTTCGGTTTCGGACTTGCCGCTGGTACTGACGCAGGCCGAGGGGCGGGTGATCACCGAGCGCTGGCTGGCGGAATCGCGCGTGGCGCGCGACAGGGCGCGGTTTGCGCTGCCGCCCTCGCGGTTGCCTCTGGGCGCGGGCGATGTGATCGGGATCGAGACCGGGGCCGGGGAGGCGCTGTACCGGATCGACCGGCTGGAGATGGCCGAGGCGCGGGTGATCGAGGCGGTTCGGGTGGAGCCGGATGTGTTCACGCCATCCGACGCGGCGGAGGAGCGGGTGAGCCTGACGCCGTTCGTGGCGCCGGTGCCGGTGTTTCCGCAGTTTCTGGACCTGCCGCTGCTGACCGGAGACGAGGTGGAGCATGCGCCGCATCTCGCGGTGACGGCGACGCCGTGGCCGGGCTCCGTGGCCGTGTACGGGGCGGCGCAGGATGACGGCTATTTGCTGAATACCAGCGTCAGCCAGCCGTCGGTGATCGGCGCGACCGAGACGGCGCTGTTCGCGGCCGAGCCCGCGCGGTGGGACAGAGGCCCGGCGCTTCGGGTTCGGATTTATGGCGGCAGCCTGGCGTCGGCGACCGCGGCGGAGGTTCTGAACGGGGCGAATGCGGCGGCGATCGGTGACGGATCATCGGGGAACTGGGAGGTGTTCCAGTTTGCCGAGGCTCTGCTTGTCGGGCCTGATACCTATGAGCTGCGGATGCGGCTGCGCGGGCAGGCGGGCAGCGATGGGCTGATGCCCGATGTGTGGCCCGTGGGCAGCCTGTTTGTGGCGCTGAACGGCGCGCCACAGCAGATCGACCTTGCCCAGAACGCGCGCGGTCTGGCGCGGCACTACCGGATCGGGCCGGCGGGGCGGGCCCATGACGATCCATCCTACAGCCACGCGATCGAGGCGTTCGACGGGATCGGGCTGCGGCCCTATGCGCCGTGCCACCTTCGTGCCAGGCGGACTGGTGCCGGAGATCTGGACCTGTCGTGGATACGCCGCACGAGGATCGACGGTGACAGCTGGGTTTCGCCCGATGTGCCGCTGGGCGAGGCGCAGGAGCAATATCTGATCCGGGTGCGCGACAGCGGCGAGGCTGTTCTGCGGGAAGTGACGGTTGCCGCCCCGGGCTGGACCTATGGCGCGGCGCAGCAGGCGGGTGACGGTGTGGCCGCGCCCTATTTCATCGATGTGGCGCAGGTTTCCGAGCGTTTCGGCGCAGGGCTTTTCAAGAGGATCGTGATCAATGGATGA